TTTACACTTAGAATACAGAAAGTCATCTGTTCATAATACAAGAGCAGGTAATTACTACAAGAACAATAGTGAGCATAGCCAGCAGTCAATCAATGCCCTTAATGCATTGCAAGGTACTGAATGGAGCATCAACAAAAGAGTTCTTGAAGTAATGACTAACCTGTACAAGTCTAATCGACAGGTGTGTAACCTACCTCCTTATGAGCACGATGAGTTTGTGTTTAGCAAGCCTTTCCCTGAAGGGGAAGAAAAAGAAGTAATAGCTAAATGGAAAAACGAACGAGCAGAAGCTTGGGGTCTATGGGAAAAGACTAAGCAAAAAAGAATGCAAATGGAAATGCGTTTACTTATTGCTGATGATCTTAAGGACCTGACATTTTGGCACGCTTATTCTTCTGACTTTAGAGGTAGGTGTTATACGCAGTCATCGTTCCTATCTCCTCAGAGTGGTGACTTTGACTGTGGTATAATCCAGTTTGCTGAAGGTGTTAAGTTAGAAGCAAATGAAGTTAAAGAAGAATGTGATTACTTCTGGTTAAAGGTTCACTTAGCTAATAGGTGGGACTTTGATAAAGCTTCTTTTGAAGAACGTGCTCAATGGGTAGATGATAATATTGATATGCTTCGTCAAGTGTATGAAGATCCTGAGGGTACTGTAGACCTCTGGAAAGATGACAAAGCTAAAAAGAATGTGTCATTCAGACGGCTGGCTGATACTATTGATTTCTTTGTTGCTTTAGAAACAGGCTACTCGTATGTACCTAAGAATCTTGACGGGACATGCAATGGTATTCAACATTGGGTTGGTACAACAAAAGCTGAAAACTTAGCTGAACTTGTTAATGTTATTAAAACTCTTAAACCGGGTGACATGTATAAGTTTATTGCACATAACGCTACTGCAAAAATGGAAGCAGAACGTGATGCAAATCAATACTTTGATATGTTTTTAACCCATTGGGAACATACCGAAAAAGACAAGAAGATGCCAAGAGGGCTACCTAAGAGAACTGTAATGTGTGACCCATACGGGGTTACATTCTACAGCGCAAGGCAGTACATTCGATCTGAAGGACATCTTGACTGGTGTAGACCGTTGCTCGAAGAGCGTAACCTAAGCTGGCAAGGGGCCATCATGGAGTGTACGTCTGTAATTTGGGAAGCATTACAAGAAGCATTGATCTTGCCTAATGAAGCTAAAGAATACATTAAAGATTGTGTTGAAGTTTGTTACAACAGTGATGACAGAAAGAAGAAGCCGCTGCAATGGACAACTCCTTCTGGATTTAAAGTTAGGCAGTATTACACTGAACATATAGAATATATTACTGATATTGCTTTACTGTTAAAGAATGATGTACGCATCAGATCTACGGCAGAAATGTGGCAGTTTACTGACAACATGGACGTTAGGAAAATGGCTACTGCTATTCCTCCTAATTGGGTTCATTCAATTGATGCTGCTCATATGGTATTTGTGGTGCTCGCTTTGCTGTCTATGGGATGCAGAAACTTCTGTATGATCCACGACAGCTTTGGCGTACCTGTCACTTACCTAAAGTATTTACCACGTATATCAAGGGAAACATTTTATGAAATTCACAAAGAAAGTCAACTCGAACTATTTAAACAAGACCTCGAAAACTTTTCCGGTCACGAACTCCCAAACATTCCTGAACAAGGTAGCCTCATTCCAGAAGAAATTCTCGAATCTGAATATCTCTTCTGCTGAATGGTTGAAATCTATCCTTAGCGAAGGTAGAATCATGAGAGTGAGATGGAAAGACGCTCAATCAACAGGCGGACCCGGATGGGAAGACGCTGAAGATATGCAAGAAGCGGCTTCTGCTGAGATCTGTATTGTAAACACTATTGGTTATGTTATTAACTTTACTGAAGATAGGATCGTTTTGACAGATACCATCCAACACGACGGGCAAGCAGGAGGCGCAGTCCACCTAATTCCCATTGAAATGGTACAAGAGATTCACTACCTCAAGGAGGAAAATATTGATGTTCAAACACACAACAACGATCAATTCGGAACACACAATGGAGAAGCTTCTTAATACAATTGAATTTAATATTTTAGAAGGAGAAAACGCTACGTATCAAATTATGTTGCCTACTATTGCGTGGGTTAACATTATTCTTGATAACGTTCAAACTATTGGCGATAAACACTTGTCTAAGGAAGATAATCTTCCAGAAGACCTTGTAAACATTGAGTTTGTAGTAGACAGTTTTAACGACGATTTTCCAGAAGAGGATTACTTTAATGCAGAATAAGTTTAGAAATTACGAAACAAATCCCATTGACATGAACAACGCTGATGACCTTATTGAGTTGATTAATAACATCATCGGTACAAAAATTAACCAAGGTTATTTCAAACGTTGGTCTAAAGAATCTTTGTTGAGTGAGGGATGGATTCAAATTCAGCCTCTTATAAAAAATTGGGATAAAAGCAAGGGAGTTTCATTTAATAAGTATTGTTTCTTGTTTCTTCCTTCTAGAATTTCTGATGGAATGTTAAGTTTTGAAGAAGGAATGGCTAAAAATAAGCCCGGTACTGATGTTCGTTTTTCTCACCGAGCTTGGCAATTTGATGAAAGCGAAAATTCTCATGCTAACCCAGCAAACGGTGCTTCTTGCGAAGACACTTTTGCACAACACAAAGAAACAATAGTAGACCGGTGTTTAAACCACCCGAGTCTTTCTGATGCAGAGCGAACTATTGTTCATATGATTGGCAGAGGGACACCAATGAAAGCTATTGGTGCAGCTATGGGTGTATCTGAGTCACGTATTTCACAGAAATGCAAAATGATTAGGAGTAAGATTAATGAGTAGAGTATTAGTAATTGGGGATCTTCACGCCCCTGCCGTTAAGGAAGACTACTTTGATTTCGTTAGAAGTATACGTAGAAAATATAGAACAGATCAAACAGTGTTTATTGGTGACGTTATTGATCACCATGTTATTTCATATCACAAGGCAAACCCTGAATCGCCCGACGCGATCAGGGAATACAACCTTGCCTTTGAAACTGTTAAGCGTTGGTACAAGGCGTATCCAAACGCTACCGTAACTATTGGCAACCACGATAGTCGAGTTCATAGACTTGCAGCAGATGCTGGCATTCCCTCTATGTACCTTAAAGAATACAATGAACTTTATAAAACAAAGAATTGGGAGTGGAAGCACAATGTTGAGTTGGATGGGGTTTATTATTATCATGGCACCGGTGCTGCTTCTGCTTACCCGGCATTTAATGCAGCTAGAACACGAAATCAGTCAGTCGTTATGGGTCACCACCATACAAAAGCAGCTATTAATTGGATGTGTGGGGCTAACAATCATCGTATTTTTGGTATGTCTGTTGGGTGCGGGGTAGACAACGACCACCTCGCTATGTTGTATGCAGAGCATTACCTTATTAAACCAATTCACGCATGTGGGGTAGTGGTCAATGGGCACCCCTATCTCGAACTCATGCCATAAAACCCATGCTATTACAATAGGCACCTACTGTGCCAGAAAGGATAACTATGAGTGAAGAAACTGTTATTGAAGAATCAACTAAAGATGAGGTAACTGAACAGCCGATTGGTGTACAGGCCAATGTTGTTCTTGGTTATTTGGAAGAACTTTATGGTGCTATTACCATGCTTGGTTCTAATCTTAATAATCAAATTAAGTCCCTTTCAGATGTCATTGCTAACGCCAACAAGGAGAACGAAACTAATGACTGACCGACCTACTGCTACCATTAAGACCGGTGACCTGACTGTAAAGTATTCTCATGTGTCTGTCCCTGACACTAAGTTCAATGCTGAAGGTGAGTATAAGATCACCGTTATGCACGACGAGGAACTTGAAGCCAAGCTTCAGAAGCTTGCTGACGAGTGGAAGGTTGACCAGCCTTTCGTTAAGACTGTCAAGGATGGCTCTAAGGTCATTACCTTCAAGTCAAAGTATGCACCTAAGATGTATACTGCTGATGATGTTGAAGCACGACCCAAGGGGTTCTGCTGGTCTGGTGATATTGTTAACATCAACTCTGTTTGCTACCCCGTTGAGGTCATGGGTAAGACCTACCTCTCAATGAAGTTTAACGCTGTACTCCTCAAGAGTGTGAATGAGTCAGAACAGCGTGAAGCTAGTAACCCGTTCGGAACTGGTAGCGCAGTGTCGGCCAGTGATGTGAGTGAGACTGATGGTGAACAGCCTGATGCTCCTACTGTCATCACTGATGAAATCCCATTCGATTAAGGAGACCGTATGAATGCTGGTGAGTGGACTTTTAATATAAATCCAGTTGCAGCCAGCCGTCCTCGGGTATCCAAACATGGACATGCGTACTTCACAGGTGCGTATAAACAATTTCGTAAAGATATGATCGATGTGGCCGAGGCGGTCCTTGGAGACTTTAAACCTCTCCAAGGGCCGTTATCGGTTGATCTGGAGCTATATGTCTGTAGACCTAAAACTACTAAGCTGTCATCACCAAGGGGTGACATTGACAACTTTACTAAGGCGGTTTTTGATTCCCTTAATGGTATACTGTGGGAGGATGACCGGCAAATAGAAAAGCTTTATGTTGTAAAATGTTGGACCGAGAGTCCTGAACAAGACGGTTGGTTTAGAATTGGAGTAAACCAAATTGACTGAAGAAAGTTATGTCGTATCAAGAGAACAATGCCCCAAGTGTGCGGACAATGGATTTGACCGCTCGGGTGATAATCTAGTTGTTTATTCTGACGATCATAAGTATTGTTTTCGCTGTGAGTATTACGTTCCTTCCAACAATAAGGAGAACACTGTTATGGAACCCACTACGTTTGACTTTAAGAAGTACAATGGATCTTGCATTGATATTGCGGATCGAAAGATTGACCACAAGACCTGTCGTAAGTACGGCTATCAGGTGGCAAACGTAGGCGGTAAGGAAATGCACATTGCACCTTACTACCGTAATGGAGAACTTGTAGCACAACACCTGCGCGGACCTGACAAGCAGTTTAAGTGGTCCGGTTCACCAAGTAACTGCGAACTGTTCGGCCAGAATCTCTTTAAGAGTAATGGCGGTAAAAGACTGGTAATTACTGAAGGTGAACTGGACTGCTTGACTGTCAGTCAGTTGCTGGGTACGTGGCCTGTTGTGTCCGTACCGAATGGTGCTTCGTCTGCAATGAAATACATCAAGGGTAACCTTGAATTTGTTAACAGCTATGAAGAAATCGTTCTGATGTTTGACATGGACGATGCGGGTCAAGAAGCTGCTCGTAAGGTGGCTGAGATCCTTCCTCCGGGCCGCGCTAAGATTGCCAAGCTTCCATACAAGGACGCTAGTGACTGCTACGTCAAGGGCAACTCCAAGGCTGTGGTGAACGCTGTGTGGGAAGCTCAGGCGTATAGCCCTGACGAAATTCTTCATGTCAGTGACGTTGAAGATTCATCGAATGATCTTGTTGACGCTAAGGTGTGGGCATTCCCGTGGGACAAAATGTCAGAGTTCTGTCTCGGTCAGCGATCAGGTGAGATTACTCTGCACTGCTCGGGCACTGGCTCAGGTAAGTCAACTATTCTTAGAGAGATTATGCATCATCACTTGAGCGAAGGACGTTCCGTTGGTGCTATTATGCTCGAAGAATCTCCCAAGGAAACTATTGATGATATGATTTCCTTGATGCTGAGTAAACCTGTTCGCGCTATTCGTGCTTCACGTATGATGAACGAACTTAGAAATAAAATGGGTAAAGATCCAATTGAGATGGAGATCGTAGATGATCTAACCGATGAAGAGTATGCGGATGCTCGAAAGAGGCTTTCCGCTACAAGCTTTTACGTCTATGATCACTTGGGAAACAATGGTATGGCGAACCTTCTCGCACGAATGGAATTCATGGCAATCTCTCTCGGGGTCGAGGTTATTGTTCTGGATCACATCACTGCGGCTGCGGCAGGACTCATGGGCCTGAGCAACAAGGACGTTGATGGTGGTAGTTCAGAAAGAATTATTATCGATAGCATTATGAAAGAACTCCGTGCGCTGTGTGTTCGCACTGGTGTTCACATTGATATTGTTTCACAACTTAAGAAGACGGACAAAGCTTACGAAGAAGGTAACCGTATTACCTTGCAGGATCTGCGTGGCTCCGGTGCTCTTGCATCTGTGCCCAACACGGTTGTTGCACTCGAACGCAACCGACAAGACCCCGATCCTGTTGTTAGTAACACTACTGTTGTTCGTGTGCTTAAGAACAGACTTACTGGTCGCTGTGGCATTGCATCCGCATTGTTCTACGACCGCGCCACTTCAAGGCTTGAAGAAAAGGACTTTGCGTTTGGAGATGATGGTGAAGTTATGTTTGAATCAAACCCATTCAATGAAGGCGATCAGTTTGCTATGCCTACTAAAGAAAGCGTAAAACGTGAAAACGAAAAAGCTATGATGGAAGGTATGACAACTATCGTAAAAACATTGGGTATTAATAAGTCCAGTAATGAGGATTAAATGACATGGAAATCATATGGGACATCGAAGCCAACGGCCTCGCGTATCCGTCAATCGACAAAAAAGGTAACTCAATACCCCGCGCAGACAGGGTTTGGTGCATCGTTGCAAGAGAGGCAGGCTCAGAGAGAGTCTACACGTACGGCCCCAACGAAATCGAACGGGCTATTGACTTCCTTAGCCGCGCTACTTTGTGGATTGGGCATAATCTTATCGGGTACGACATCCCCGTTCTTTCTCGATTTGGCCTTGTTCGTAGCTGCCCTGTACTTGATACTCTCATTGTTTCTAGATTGATGTATCCTGATAAGCAGGATGTCAAGTTCCCATTGCACGACAAGAAGGGGAGGCATAGCCATTCCTTAGAGGCATGGGGTCGGAAGCTTGGAGATGACAAGCAGGACTACGACGGCGGTTGGGAACATTACTCTGATGAAATGCTAGAGTATTGTATCCAAGACGTTGCTGTAAATGAAAAGATTTATAACTATCAAAAAGAATGGGTTAAAGAAAATCAAAAAGTAGTACAGTTTGAACATCTTGTCGGGCATGTGTGTGCTGACATGACAAAGAACGGCTTTCGGTTTGACTGCGAGGCGGCTAGTGAATTGCAGCGAGAGTTGCTTGAGACTAAGGCTGACATTGAAGATAACCTTCAACAAACATTCCCTACTCTTGTAGAAGAACGCTGGTCAGAAAAGACTGGTAAACGATTGAAGGATAAAGTTACCGTGTTTAACCCTGCTTCAACCAAACAGATTGCCGAACGGTTTAAAGTAAAGTATAGTTGGAAAGCCCCTGTCAGTGAGAAGGGGAATCCAAACTGTGATACTAAAGTATTGAAGTCATTAAAGTTTCCAGAAGCCCGTTCTATTCTTGAGTACCGCGATGCCCAAAAGTTGCTGGGTATGGTAGACGATTGGATGTTGCGGGCCTGTGTGTCTGGGGCTGGTACGATTCATGGTCAGTTTAATCACCAAGGTGCAGCGACAGGCCGTGCTACGCATTCACAACCAAACATTGCACAAGTAGATAAGAACCCCAAGTCACGCAGGCTTTGGAAGCCTCACGACGGTCATGTCCAAGTTGGCTCTGACCTGAGTGGCCTTGAGCTACGTATGCTGGCTCATCAGATGGCCGAGTTTGACGGCGGTGCTTATGCCAAAGAAATTCTTGAAGGTGATATTCATACTACCAACATGAATGCCGCAGGCTTGAGCAATAGGGACCAAGCAAAAACAT